CTTGGATTCCGCGTTGAATTTTAGTCATGTTGATTTCTTGAGTACGGAGTTTGGCTATGATATTATTTCAAAGCCTCAGGGTTTGGTTTTGCCTAATCCCTTTTTGATGGCTTACAGTAAGTGTGTTGTGCGTCTTTTGGAGGAGCAGAAGTCTTGGAAAGGTGAGGAAATTGTTTATGTCAATGGTGACGTTAGGCAGCTTGTTATTCGTGGGTTTGGTTCGGCAAAGATAGTTAGGTACTATGGTGATTTGGCAATGCATCCTATTTTTTTTGAAGAAGATGCTTTTGTTGTTAGGTCGCGTGGTTCCAATGTTGTGAGGATGAAGGAGAATGCTATTGCGGTTTATGAACAGTATGATGGTGATGGTGGGTCTATGTTTTCACGTAATGGTATTGTGTCCAAGATTACTGGTGATACTGTTATCGTCGATCCTGTTAGGGTTAGGTTTAGTGTTCAGGAAGTTGCGGCGGAGATTGTTAGAAGGCAAGCGTCGAGGGCCAAGGGGTGGCTACCGTTTGATTTGGAGATAGTGCGTGGAAGGTCGGGTTCGTTGTATGGTGGTCGTGTGCTTTTCCGAGTTGATGTTAATGCAGGTAGGGTTATTTTTTTTGAGAAGGGTAATGCCACGCCGGCCTTTAGTTACCGTCTCTCGGATTATTTTTCCTATCTTTCTCGCGCTCCTTTTGTCGTCAATGGCTATGGGTTCGTTCTTGAATTCCATGGTTGTCCAAAGGGTCGGCTTGATTGGATTCTCACTAAGTGTGATGCCGCAGACATTGTCAATGTGCCTATCGAAAGGCTTCCAGTGTGGTCCAGTTCGTTTGATAAGCCGGGTATACTGGTGTCTATGCGGGTTAGGTCTGGTGTGACTAGCCTTGTAGATGAAAGAGTTGTTTTGCGAGATGACCCTGATCTTTTTTCCAAAGCTGTGGCGTCCTTGGTTGGTGGGTCGGCACCTATAACTATGAAGGCTGCAAGCGGTGCAAGAGCAATGTATCGTGATCAGATCATGTTACCTTCTGGTGGTGTTGTTTTACCACGATCGTCGGATGCATTGGTAGAGGAACTGTTGGCGCGTGCCGTCTTTAGGCGGGCGATGTTTGGAAAGGCTGCCATGATTATTGAGGAGTCTATGGCAAAGGGTGTTGTTAAGATGGCTGCTTCCGCTAAGCAGTCTATGGCTCGTGCTGTGTGTGTGCTTATGTGGACAACTGGGAGATCTCTTGTGGATTCTTTCAAGGCTTCAGCAGCAGAGTTTGAAAAGGCTATGATGGATGACTCTTGGGATGTGGCGGTCGTTGAGGAATCACCAAAGATGTGGTTCGACACGTGTTGGTCGGAAGTCGCATCGGTAACTAACGGTGATTGTCTTAGGGATCCAGCGTTTTGGGCTACTGGGATAGATCGTCAGGTCTGGAATGAGGTGTCGGGTGCTATCTTGAGTAATGCTGTAAAGGAGTGTGTTGTTAGGTTCTTTTCCGAGGAAAAGACCGAGAAGAAACCACCTCCTATGGGTGCCGATAGGGAGGATGCGGCAAAAAAAGATTGTGATCGCAACTGGTGCTGAGCCACGGGAGTCAATTTCGCGTGTTGTTGATACGCTTGAACCGTTGGTTAAACCGGAACTGACGCAGTCTGTGGGAGTGGATAATCCGGTTGAGGTTATGAAAGAAGAGTTTGACAGGGAGTTTCCGGGTTTGTCAATGTTAGATATGGACGTTCGTCCTTATTTAATTGCGGAATCAGATCGCAATGTTTCTCCTGATGCCCCTTTGATGAAAGTACCACTTGTTGATGATGTCGTGCCTCAATCAAAGTTTCTTAGTACTGGGTTTAGTCCTGGTGTTTCAGGACCTAGGCCTCGCTCTGTGGCTGAAGTGGTTAGTGCGTTTACTAGTCGCGTTGCGGGAGCACCATCTTATCAGTGGGAAATTGATCTTGAACGTTCTATGTTGTTTGAGTTTGAACGTTTTGCTGCTGTTTATCTTAAGGATGATTGGCGAGAAATTGTCGATAGGAGGGTTTCCAAAGGTTATATGTATCCGTCTGAACACGACATAAGGCGTGTAGTGGGGAAGATGTCTCAGTCTAATGTCACGCGTGTCATTAACGAGAACTTCAGGTGTGAAGGTATCTTGATGACTGTTTTAAAGGCTATGGTCAAGCGTGAGCCTAAAGACAGACAAGATCTCAGTGTAGCTTTTGAACATAAGCCTAATCAAACTATTATGTATCAAGATTCTAAGGTTATTAACGCTTATTTCTCTGCTTCTTTGGGAAATTTCCATGATTTAATGGACGAGGTTCTCAAGCCGGGAATGTTAATTAATCCACGAATTGATAAGGCTGATGTGGAAAAGTTTTGGAATGCAGCGTCACCCTTATGTGTTCCTGAGTTGTTGGAAGAGTTGGTAAACGTTGATGTTGATATATCGCAGTGCGACAAAAGTCACACTACGTCAAATATATTGAGGTATATGTATCTTCTTTGTCAGTTTGGTTTTGGTGATTTTGTTAAAATTTGGGAACTTATGGTGCAGTTGAAGCGTGCGGCTGATCCTACCACACACGTTCTCACTGAGTTTCTGGCTCAAGTTATTTCAGGTTTCTTTAATACTATTTCCGCTAATTCCTGTATTGTTGCTTGGGGCACGGTCAATAGTATCGATGTTAGTCCTAAAGCTTTTCGGCGGATTACTGTTAGTGGTGATGATGTGGTCGCAACAGTGGTTACCGACGATAAGTTGGATTTATCACATGTTACGCATAGGTTTTCTACAGTTTTTAATTTTGATGCCAAAATCACTGTTAATAATGATGTTGTTTACTGGTGTGGTCGTCTTGGTGTGGAATGTGATGGCTATGTTTTTTTTGTTAAAGATCCGGGTCGTGTGCGTTCTTCTTTTTTTAAGTCACAAGGACCAAAGTATGATCCAGAAGAGGCTTGGGAGTCATTTTTGGATGATACGATGGCTTACGAAAATGAAGAGTTAGTTGTAGGTGTCGCACAGGCTTATGCGAAACGAAGGGGGTTGGATTTTGTTCCAATTGGTACGGCACGTGCAATAGCGGCTTTGCGTCGTAATAAGAAAGCATTCGTTGAACGTTTCGAAAGTTTGAAGGTTATAGGGTAAATAAATTTAAATCAATTAAAAAGAGGTCTGAATTTGTACTTTCGACCGAAGTACACGTCTGACGACGAAAAAGTTGTGCTGATATATCACTTGAGTATATCTTTTATTTCGTTTTTTTTATATTATAAATTTAATTGTTTCGGACAATTGAATTTAACGGTCTCTACTGAGAAAGTATAAGACAATGATCCAGGAAACTCTAGGAGTTCCTGCCAGTTTGAAGGTTTTCAAACCGAG